TGTCTTATCCGCTGCGCTTTGCAGGCCCGCCAGAGTGGTAGTGGCTTCAGGCAGCGTCACATCCGCCCCTGTGCTGCTGGCAAGCAGCCTGCTGGAGGCGGTGTAGCTCAGATCTGTGCCCACATTTACCTGGGCGCCAGCCTCAATCCCGTCAAGCTTCGTCTTGTCCGCCGAACTCATCGAGCCGGCAGCGCCAGTGGTGGCCGCGCTGATTGAAATCGCCGGGGTCGTGCCGCCGCTGCTGGCGATCGGGGCTGTGCCGGTGACGCTCTGCACTGCCGTGCTCGCCAGGCTGCCCTGTGCAGCTGTGGCATAGTCCGTCGCGGCCGTGGCTGCTGCCGTGCCCAGGGGGGGCTTGTTCAGGATCTGAGCATCGCCTGAGCCGGCGTTCCAGTCGGCGTTGACGTTCACCTCGGCGCCAGCCTGAATCCCGTCGAGCTTTGCTTTGTCGGCTGAGGCCATCAGGCCGGCCGCACTGGTGGTTGCCACGGGCAGCGCCACATCAGCACCCGTGGAGCTCGCCAGCGTCCGGGTGGCGGCGGTGTAACTCAGGTCTGTGCCAGCCGCCAGATTCGCAATATCTTGGGTGGTGGCGTCCTTCGTCGCCCCAGCCTGATCCATCGGCACCCGCTCAGTTCCATCGAGCGGGGTCGTGGCGTTCGGTAGGCCTGTAATCGTGGTTTCAGCCATACCTACAGAATGCGGAGCTGTCTGTTGTCGAGGGTCGTGATCCGCAGGCCGCTCAGCGTCACCAGGTAGGTGGCCACGGCCTCAATCTTCTCCAGCACCATCACGCAGAACCGGCCATCAGCCAGCTTCAGCGGTTCGTGCTGCAGCTTGTACGTCAGTCCCTCGTGCTGCACCTGGTCGCCATACTGCAACTCGCCAAACTGATCGGTCCTGGCGGTGATCGCATAGTCCACCGTCACCACCTGATCATTCATGATGATCTGGCTGGCGCGGTCCATGATGCCCAAACCAACAACGGCCCCAGCAGTGACGCTGGAGCCGAAGTCAGCCAGCAGGAAATCATCGGGGATTTCCTGGATCATGGTCAGACCGCGTAACGGGCGCCGCCGACTGCCACGCAGGTGACGGTAGCGGAGAAGCTGCCGGTTTCATCGGTGAAGGCCAGCCGCACGAACTTGCCCACTTGGCTGCGTGGAATTGACAGCTTCTGCAGGGCGGCAGTGCTGCCCAGGTCGGTAAATGCACCACCCGGCACATCCGTAGCATCGCTGCCATCGGAAGCGTTGCCAGCCTGCACTTTCACCTTGATCGCGGTGCTGGAGGCGCTGGCGGCGGCATACAGCAGCAGCAGCAGATCGCCGTCAACGCTGCTCACGTCCACCGCAGTGGTGTTGCCCGCGGCGTCGCGGGTGGCAGGAGCCAGGATGGTGAATGCCTGGAGTTGCTCCAGGGCTCTGAGTTCAATGGCCATTGATCAATCCTCCGGGGTGGGGTCAGGGGTGGAAGTCTTTGCAGAGCGCCGCAGCTTGGGTGGGCAGGCCGGGGCGGGCTCGGGCTCGGGCTCTGGCGCAATCGACGCCATGCCCATCGCCAGCAGCTCGTTGGCGACGCCTTGCGGAAGGTCGGCCACCTCGCCCATGGAGAGGTGGCGACCGTCTGCTCTGCAGTTCGAGAGAATCTGCAGCCTCATAATCAGGTGCCCAGAGCGAAGGACTGCGGGCGGCGCACCGCCACGTCGAAGTCCTGGTGCACGGTCAGGATCACCTGGCCGCTGGCGCTCTGGGTGTAGGGGTCAACCACCACATCCAGGCCGCTCCACATGCCCACCACGCAATCGGCAAAGTTGCCGAACAGCACGTCGTTCTGCTGCATCTGGTTGGACACAGTGAACTGGTAGCCGTTCACAGTGCCGGCATCGGTCATGATGTAATCAGAGCCAGCCGAGGATGCCCTCAGGGTCTGCTTCAGGGCGCCGCGCACCACGCTGTTGCCGATGTGGCGCATCGAGCCGGCGTCGAGGTTGTCGATCGCCAGTTCGGTTTCCAGGTCCACGTAGTCGCCCCAGTCACCGCAGTTCAGAGCAGAGCCACCGCCGAGGCTGGCAGGGAAGTCCTTAGCGGTGCCACCAGCGAAGGTCACTGAGCCAATGCCGGTGGTGTTGATGATGCCCAGCGGCTGGCCGTTGGAGCCGGTGCCGTAACCGATGGTGTAGTCCATGCCCAGGGCAACGGACTCGGCCATGTCGATCCGTACCAAGTTCTCCACGTCGGGGGAGCTCTGGATCATCATCCGGCGGCTGATCGGCACGCGAACGCCGATGGTCCGGGGGATCATGTTCACCAGGCCGAAGGTGAGCTTGCTGTTGGCAACCTGAGCGTTCTCGCCGACGAAGTAATACTGGCTGGAGCTGAGCTTCTTGGGGATCTCAACGTTGCCCTCCAGGCCGGAGAGCATGGTCAGACCGCTGTTCAGGAAGGCGGAACGATTTCTAATGAGATCAATGAACTGTGCATCCAGCCGGTCAGTGCCGACCAGTGCACCACCATCGCCGAAGGTGCCGACCACTTGGCCAGGGGTCTCAGCAGCGCGGTTGGAGCCCAGCACTTCCCAGGGGATCAGCACGCCGTTGGCGCTGCGGCTGTGCTTGGCCTGGGCAGCGCGGGCCACCTCCAGCTCGAACGCAGCAGCCTCAGCGGTACGGGGGCTGGGGTCGGCCAGGTACTGAGCGACGCGCAAGAAGCTGTAGCGCTTCACCTCGCGCTTGCTCAGGCCCAGCTCGGCGGCGCCGGCATCGTGCACGCGGCCTTGGAACTCAACCTTGCGCATGCCAATCTGTTCCATCACCACCGCACGGGCGGCATCAATGGAAGCGTCGTCGTTGATGAGTTTTTCAGCCAGCTCGGGGAGTTGGAACTGGTCGCACATGCCGCGGATGGTCGCAACACGCTCGCGCTCGGCGCGCCGAGCGTCCTGCTGCACCTCCGCCACGTTGATCTCAGTGGTCATTTGGATTTGATCAGTGGGGTCAGTCCGCTCGGCGGTCTGTGCTGTCAGGCTATGGAGGGCCTTGCTAGCGGCAGACTTGACCAACTCGGGGTCAATCGTGACGGTCGGCTCGGCTGGCGCAGGGGGCTCAGGGGTGGGCTCAGCGGCAGGCTCAGGCTCCACGGCGGCCGGCTCATCCATGGCGCGGCCCAGGCCTACGGTTTGGTCAGCGGGGACGCTGACGCTGGAGACCTCCAGCACTGGCCAGCTAGTGACATAGAAAGCGCCGTCGCGCTCGTCTAAGTCCTCAATCTCGTAAGCAAACGAGACGTTCCTTGTGATGCCGGCCTGAATGTCCTGTCGGCGCTTGTACTCCTCGCTGCCTTTCTCCAAAGTGTTCGGGCTCCATCGCACTGTGGAGTAAAGCCGGCGATCGTCGCCCAGCCAAGTCTTTTCGGTTACGCCCAAAACCACGTTCGGGTTATGGTTCCAAAGCCACGGGGCGCCGTCATTCATTCGGCTCAGATCCATCGCGCCTGGCTCGTGCACCAGGATCTCGCGGCCGAACCAGCGCTTCACAGGAGCCTCAGAACTGAAGCTGAAGGTCAGGGTTTCGTCGGTGCTTTCCTCAACGCGGAGGCCGCCTGGCAGCTCTCGCCGTTGGGGGCCTTTGAGTTTCGTGAGATCCAAAGCCGGATAGTCGCTGGCATCAGGCTATGGATGGCCGGGGCTGAGCTTCCTCATCCTCATCGTCCTCTTCGTCGTCGTCGGGGTCTTCCGTCTCAGGCCCAGGGGTGGGTGGTTCCGTCGCAGGCTCAGGCGGCTGCTCTACGGTCGGCATCAGGCCCAGTGATTCCTTCAGTTCGTTTTCGCGGGCGATCTGCGCGAGCACCATTTCCAACTGCTCGCCCGTGTATTCAGCTATCTGCTCGGAATGCGATTGCAACATCAACTGGCGAGCCAATTCTAACGCCTTCATCTCTTTCTGCGGATCGACCCACGAGTAACTTCTAGCCTGCCATCTTGGGGCGTTGTATCTTTCCGGCCTTGTCCAATAATCGTTGAACGCAGGGGATGACAATTCACCCGCCAGCATCGCAGCACGTAGCCATTCCTCAAAGACGCGCTGGTGCAGGTGTTGAATCAAGATCGACTGAATCACCCGCCAGTGGTCACGATCTTCAAGAATCGACAGCCGGCTGCTGCTGTGGTTCGTCTGGCTGAAGTCGCGGCTTAGCGTCTCATACGAACACCCGAACCCTGCCGCAAACCGCCGCGTCAGGTTCCGCACCACGTTGTCGTACTGGCCGTCATCTGGTCCAAAGTCAGGCGCGACCGGCTCCTGGCCAGGGTCAAGGATGTTCCAGCTGCCAGGCTCAGTGTTGAACAGCTGCTGGCCGTTCTCGACGGCATCGCCCTGCAGCTCGCCGTCTGGGGTGCGGATCCATCCGAGGCTGGCTGCCTGAACTCTTTTTCGGGTCCAATGAGCTTCCTCGTATTTTCCGAGATTGTGGACCGTCGTAATCACCGACGCCAACCACGGCACCCCGCGGTTCTGCCCGATCCGCTCCGGCAGGAACACATGGATCATGTCCGCCGCCGGGACCAGGAGGTGCTTCCGCTCCACCCCGCGACGGTTGAGGCCCAGCTCCACATCGCCAGGGTGGCGGGTCAGGATGGCGTACCGGGTGGGCCTGCCCCATTGGTTGATCTCGACGCCTAGCCGCCATTCGTGGCCAGCGCGGTCGCTCACGCCTGACTTGTCTTCGTCAAGCTGGTGCGCCTCGATCAGCTCCAGCGCCAGCGGGGTGCGGCCCTGCCCCATCGGCTGCCGCACGATCCTGATCAGGCATTCGCCCGACTCCGGCAGGCTGCCGGCGATCATCATCTCGAAGCCGTGAAACGACAGCCGCCCCGCCACGTCGCAGGTATCTGGCCGGCACCAGCGGCGCCATGCTTCCTCCAAGATCCTGTTTCGGCGCACGTCCTTCTCGGTACCGTTCGCCTTCATCACCTGCCCCTGCATCTGGATCCCACGCGGGCCCACCACGTTGATCTGCGTGGTCCGCTTTGCCTGGCGGGCGTAGGGGTTGTCCCTGACCAGCTGGTGGCAACGGTCGCGCAGTACGGCCAGGCTGACGCGCAGCTCGGCGTCTGCGGATGTGGTCGGTGCTATCAGATCGTGGAGCAACCGGTTTCGCCTGGCGCCCTCGAACATCCGCTGGCCCTGCTGCCGGCCGTGCCGGGTGGTCAGGATCTGCCGCTGCAGCCAGGATCGAACACCCATCAGCTCACCCCCTGAAAACGCACATAGAGCCGGCGCGGATCGCCGAGGCCTTGCGCGATCATCTCGGCGCGTTTTTCGCGGGCGACTTCAGCCTTGAGGCGGTCGCGCCATTTGATGAGTTCCGCCAGGTCGGCGCGGACCACCTTCCGGCCACCGTTGCCCAGGCTGCCGATCTGGTACTCCTGCGCGCCCGTGGTCAGGGCGCGGATAGCCTCTTCAACCGCCTCCAAATCTTTCTGCGCCTGGCTGCGATCGTCAAAGGCGCCGGGGGTGCCGCTGAATGCCAGGCTCTTGCGGACGGTCAAGCTGCCGCGACCAGTGGTGAGCGGGGCGCCGTTGACCGTAGAGACGATCTGCAGCTCCCAGCTGCCGGCTGCCATGGTGGCCGTAGTGGCGGCGCTCAGCTCCACCTTCCAGCCGTCGTCCGTGTCGCTGGCCATTGCCTCGATACCGGCGCCAGCTGCTGCAGCGCGTAGCCACACGCGCACCGCCGTGGCGTCGGGGTGGACGCGGGATTCGATCCAGCTGGTTAGATCGCCTTGGTAGAGCTCCAGCGGTTGGGTCATTTGAGCACCGTGAAACTCCGGGCCTTTCGTGGCGCGGCCTGCTGGTCTAAGGCTACGGAGGCCGCCAGCTGTGCCGCCAACTGGTCCCACATGGTTTGACGGTTGTAGCGGCGGCTTACCAGCTGCATCGCGGCATAGGCGTACCGGGTGCAGTCGCCCGCCTCATCCCGCATTCCGGTCGGGCAGTCCCAGTGGTATTCCCGGCCGCGGCTGCCCTTCTTTGGCATACGCTTCCACGGGAACAGCTCCGCTAGGAACTGATCGGTCGAGGCCTCGCCCAGGTGTAGATACCCAGGCCCAGGGATCTCGTTCCGCAGCCGGCCCTGTAGGTGCGAGACGCTCGTTTCGTACCCGACCCGGTACAGCAGCAGGCCTTTTTTCTGCACCGGCTGATTCTTCCGGTTGATGTCAACCGGCGTGCCGCGGCCCACCAGCGGCTTGCCCTTGGCGCCATCACCACGCACCGGCACCCACAGGCCGCCCTGCTTTCGGCACCAGTCCCTGATCTCCTGTGTCGAGTGGCCGCCTTCGTCGATTGCGCCCATCGCCAGGGGCACCTCAGCGCCATCCTCCCTGCGCCATTTCGTCGCGGCGATCCGCTCCAGCTGCTCCAGCGTTTCCTTCTGCTGCGGGTCGCCGTCGATCTCCCAGTGGCCCAGGTGCCAGCCTTCCTCGCCGCGGCCCCAGCCCCACACCGTCACCACCACCCGCTCACCCACTGAGCCGCCGCCGCCCTGCACGTCCACCCCTGCGGTGATCAACAGCACGCCATTGGGCACGGTCCCGGCCGGGTAGCCGTTGCCGCCCTCGATGTTCTTCCGCCGCTCCGCCAAGCCATCGCAGGTGAGCTTGCCGGCGATGCTGTCTTCCCAGGGGATCCCCAGCACGGTGTTGTGGTAGGTCTGCATCGGGTCGGTATCACCCCGGCGCATTGCCTCCAGTGCTTCCTGGTACTCACTGATCAGCTTCGACCACACCGCCCCGGCGTGGTAGCTGTACGCCGCCCAGATGTACTGGCTCTCAACTGCCGGCTCACCCTCGGCCGTCAGCGCTTGCTGTGAGCGGTCCAGGCCCAGTGGGCAGGCCCAGCCGCCGTGGGCGTCCATCTCCCGCAGGGAGGTGTAGCGGATCGGCTCCTTGCAGTTCTCGCACTCGAAGGTGCCGGCGTCGGGGCCCTCCTTTGCCATCGCCTCCCACCGCAGCGGCTGGTAGTGGTTGCAGTGCGGACACGGCAGATGGCGGTACTGCTGATCACCGCGCAGGAACCACTGATGGGTCTTGTCGTTCGGGAAGATCGGCGTGCCGCCGATGATCACCTTTGGATTCCAGGATGTTTCAGTACGCCGGATGCCCAGCTTGATCTGACAGCCCTCGTTAATCCGGTCGTAGGCAGACGGCTCCTCGAAGATCACCACCGGCCGTTCTTTGCGTCGGAATGACTTGCCGCTCTTGGCGTTCACGATGTCGATCAGTGCGCCATTCGTGAGCTTCTTCAGCAGGATGGTGTTGGTCGCCGTGCCGCGGGATTTCGACTCCGACAGCAACCCACCCAGGCAAGGCGTGTCAGCGAACAGGTCGCTGATGTCTTCCTTGCTGTACTCCTCCGCGTCCTTTTCAATCGGCTGCACCACCATCACCTTGGATGGTTTCCAGTGGGCGTAATACTGCACTGCGCCGATCTTCACCGACTCGGACCAGCCGACACGGGCGGACTTCATGCACACGAAGATCGGCACCCGCCGCGAGGCGAAGGCGTAGAACCAGTACGCCTGATAGGGCCGGGTGATCCATGGGCCCTTGCTGGCCGCGTTGCCCGTCACGTGGCCGTAGGTGTCGGCATACTCCACGCCGCTGAGCAACGGACGGGGGCGGAAGCACTCCGCGATCCCTCCCGCCAGGGCTGGTACGTCGCGAGTGATCATTCCTCTTCCTCCTGATCCATGCGCCAGTCCGCCACGGCGGTGAGCACCTTGGCCACCAGCCGTTCGATCATTTCCTCGTCGCTGATCGACAGGTGCGGCAGCTGCTGCTTGATCTGCTTCGGCAGCGCCTCCAGCTGATTTTTCAGGGTCAGGGCGATGGCCATCTGCGCCTGCTCCACGTCGGCCTTGTAGACCAGCTCGCCGGCTTTTTGGCGGCGGTCGAGTTCGGCGATCAGGCGTTTTTCGCGCTCGTGCCAGGCGCGTTCTTCGTTGTAGTTGGGAACCTCGCCAGGGTCGCCAGAGTCAGGATCACTGGGCGGGTGGCTGAGTGTGCGCGGCGCTGAGCTGGGGGTGGCGGTCTTGACCTTGGCCGCAGGCTGCTGCGCTTCGGCTTGGTACGGGGCCACCTTGGCCAGGTATTCAGCCACCAGCAGGGCCGCATCCACGCGCAGCGGATAGGCGCTCAGGACGCAAGGGCTCTCCTTCAGTGCGCCCTTGCGGCACAGCTTTTCCAGGTTCTGCCTGCTGCAGCTGCGGCCGGTTTCGCGGTGGATTAGGTCAGCCCCTTTCTCAGCGCTGAGGCCTAGGCTGGTTGCAACCGTCATGCAACCAGCGTAAGCCGTGGTTGCGGGCTACAGCAGCGCCAGCTGCCCGACACTGGAGCGCTGCCAACCCAGCACCCGGCAGATCTTCCGCCAGCGCAGCTCGCTGAAGAACGGCTGGGAGCGGTACCAGGTTTCAACCTCGCTGTCGCGCTTGCTGTAGTTGCAGTCCTTGCACGCAGGGATGATGTTCCCGATCGAATGTGGCCCGCCCCTGCTGATCGGCACGACGTGCTCAATGTGCAGGTCGCCATCGGCGCCGCAGTATGCGCAACGGTGGCCAAACTCTGCAAACCTGGCGCGGATTTGGCGGCCCGTAACTTGAATCGCTACGCTGTCACGCATCTGCGCTTTGCGGCGCTTGGACTTCTGGCGCATATAGGCAACGTAATCCGGGTCGGTTGCCATTTTGATGTGGTGCTTGCGTCTCTGGCACTCTTTTTTCCACTCTTCTTCTGTGCCGCCGTTTTCGAGAAACTCGGCTTTTTCTGCGTTGAAAATATCCTGCGATTGCCTCTCCACCAGCTCGGCAACGGTTGGTGCGGGGTGGGTGTTTTTCAGGTGGAGCCAGAGCTTGCGCGACTCGGAAACTGTCGTTGGGACCATTGCCGCCAGGTCCCAGCCAGCATCGGCGAAGGCTTGGAGGTCGCAGGATTGCAGTCGGTGGCCGAGAAGGTTGGGCGGGGACAGTAGCCCTGTTCTTGAGACCCTGCCAACTGTTTGTCTTTTTCGTTTTTGGCATTCAACGCTTTTCTGATCTGCAATTCTTTTGTATTCAGGATCTTGTCGCAATTTAGCCATTCTTTCCCGTGCTTTTTGCCGTTGTTCATCTGCATTTTGTTCCCGCCACTTCTGCATCCTGGCTTTTGCTTCAGGGGTTGACTTGCTCTGCTTGTGGCATTCAAGACAATTCCCACCCTTTATGCTTCGCAGGCTTTGGCCAGTTCCCATCCAGTCGTGGCCACGCTTGCACAGGCGGCCAAGCCGGTGCTTGCTTTCATCAAAATCCGGCTGCATCAGCAGCGGTTCGTACAATTCGCTCATCAGCCTGTGTCCTCAGGTTGGTCGCGGGTCAGGAGCTGGAACTCGCTGGCCCACCACAATCTATGGAGGGCGTTTTCGCAACTGCGCAACCTTATTGCGAAAACGAAATCGCCAAAAAGTGGCACCTTCGCATACACCCGGCACGGCTTTGTCTAGACAGGACCCGCTTATGCGCATAGACGCATAGCCCGGCACTGCCCCCGCCCTCACCCGAACCCAGCCCGCTGCAGCTCCGCCTCCAGGCTGCTTCTGATCAACCGGGGATAGGTGCGGTCGATCTCCTCATTGAGCAGCCGCACGATCGGGAAGCGCCGCTCATGGTTGGGCGCATCGTCGAGCACCATGAAGGCGGTCTCCACGTCGCGGCTGTCCCCGCCAGGCGGGCGGTAGAGGATCGCCCGGCCTGAGCGGGACATGAAGAACTGGCCAGCCTGTGCCCGCTTCCTGCGCGACCGAGCGCTGCCGCTGGCGTTCATGTAGGAAAGGCTGCCCTGATAGGCCTTCAGTTGACTCAGCACCATCGACATGGTGCCGCGTGGCACGTTGCCGTACGGGTCTCCCTGCCACTCGCGACGGGGCACGATGTACTGGCCGCGGCCGATGGCGCCAGCGTTGCGCAGGATCGTCTCTGAGCGCTTGTGCGAGCGGTCCCCACCACGGGCCATGGCTGAGAGGTACTTGCCAGCTGGTGTGCCCTTGGTGGCGAACTGCTTGAAGCCCACCTCAGCCCGCATGCGGTTCGGGTTGGCAAAGCTCACGTAGGTGGAGCGCTGAGTAAACGGCGTAGGCCGATCGATGTACCGGCTCATGCTGTCGGTGATGGCCTTCTGCCCAGCCTTGGCGCTGTCGGTCATGGCCTGGGCCACGGCATAGCGGAACTGCAGATCCGTCAGCAGCGCCAGCTTGCCGACCTTCTCGGGGATGTTGGTTGTGATTGAGAGCTCCAACATCACCCCTCCCCCACCGGCACGTCCAGCAGTTCCTCCAGCTCCATCCGCTTCAGGTCCAGATCAGTCGGCAGATCCCAAGCGGCGAACTCATCAGGGTCAGCAGCGCTGACAACGGTCAGGCAGCCGATGGTGTGCCAGCTGCTGACCCAGTTCAGGATCAGCTCCTGCCACCAGTCCAGCCACGGGGTCGAGCGGTCCAGCAGGTGCCGAGGGGTGGCGGCGCGCTTCACGGTGGCAGGGCATCTGCGCACAGTCTGCCTGGCCAATAAAAAACCCCCGCCTGCCAGGGCGAGGGTCGCGGTCCACTCGATGCGCCATGCACCGAGGGCAGTGTAGGGGATGGCCGTTAGGCGGCGGCTAGCTTGCGGCGATGGTCAAAGGCGTGCATCTCCCACTGTTCGGCGTAGTCGGACACATGCTGCAGCAAACGGAACGCCTCGGCGCGCTCATCGCGGGCCCGCTGCCACGCGGCGGGATCCTGAGGGTAGAAGTCGCGTTGATTGCAGGTAGCAGCAGCGAGGGCATCAGCAGCAGCTGCGATGGCCCTGCGGACGGCTTGGTACTCCCGATAAAGGGAGTCGGCGCCGGTGCCGTTCAGGTGGATCGTGGGCAGGGTGGGGGTGGTCATGGCGGAACGACGGGTGGAGTGGGGCCGGGTGGAGCCCCCGGCGGGCTGGGTGGGTTAGGCGGCGCGGCGACGGTTCAGCTCTTGCCCGTAGGTGCTGGCCTCGTCTGCGTAGCGGCCAGCGGCGATGGGGTCGAAGCTGTCGAAGTTGCGGGCGCACTCGGAGGCGTCGCGGATGCTCCAGAGCAGAGCGGCGACGGTCATGGACTTGGCCTTGGTTTCCCAGGTGGCGAAGTCAGCGGCGGTTGCGTGGCTGGTCATGGCTGGCGAGTGGTGGAGGGCGTCCCTCCGATGCACATACCTTAGCGCGTACCTTACGGCGTGACGACCATCAGGGCGGCCAGTTCACAATCCGTCACGCTTGCGGCGCTGGGTACGCTTGACCCGTTCGGAGTGAGCCGCCTTGCCCTCTGGTGTGGTGCGCTCCCAGCAGCTGGCGCACAGGGCGCCATGGGCGCCACGGTGGACCTTGCCGCAGGCAGTGCAGCAGGGGCGCTCCACAGGCGGCAGGCGACCGGCCTGGCGTTCCCTCCAGCGGCGCTGGTGTTCGGCGTTGGTGAGGGCCATCAGGCGGCCACCGGGCGGCCGCGGCGGTGAGCAGGCTGGCTGGGCTTGCGGGGCGGCTCGATGCGCATCTCCTTGACTACGGCCTTCCATGCGGCGATGCGATCGGGCGCCATGGGCTGGCCGGCCTGCAGCGCGGCGAACTCGGCGTCCCACTGCTTGGCGTAGGCCTTGGCGCGCTCCAGGTTGCCGTGGCAGCTGCCCATCGCCAGGCCGCTGTTGATGTGGGTCAGATTCCACAGGCCTTGCACCTGCCTGAAGTACGGCTGATCGTCGTCAACGTCGAAGCCGATCGGCTTGTGGATGGCGATCCCTTTGCCGGCCCATGCCGGGGTGATTTCGATGGTGTCTTCGTAGCTGATCCAGCGAGTGCCGGGGCCGGAAGCATGGCATCGATTGCGCTGGAAACGGAGCTTGACGGTGCGGGGCATGGCGTGATGGCAGTGGAGTGGTTGCCGGGGTGAGCCCCCGGCGGACTGGGGTGGCTGTCAGGTGCCGCAGCCGGTGGACAGCACTCCGATAGGGCCGGAAACTTCCCGGCTAGCCCCAAGAACGGGGCACAGGCTGTAAGAGCCATGAGGCATGCACTGCTCTTCGCCCGCGTACTCCATCACTTTGCATCGAACAACATCGATGCCATCGGTCAGGGTGACGAACTTGGCGGTGCGCTTGAGCACTTCGTAGGTGACGTGAAGGTCGGCGTTGCCAACGAAGGTGAGTTGATAGCGGGAGCCGGTTTGGAAGGTAGCGGTCATGGCTGGCAGTGAGTGGCGGAGCGCCTCGGCTCCTGTCCCCATAGCTTAGCGCGTGCCTTACGGTCTGGCGTGGCCATGGGTGGCCGGTTAATGGATTGTCACACTTCGCCCAGCAGCTCGCGGAACTGCTCCAGGCTCATCACCACGAACTGATCGGCCGCGGCCGTGCTGCCCTTGCGCTTCACCACCAGGGCATGGAGGCGCTTGCCGGCGTTGGCTTGCTGCTCCATCGCGTCGCGCAGCCAGGCGCCGAGGCTCAGGGTGCGGCAGCACTTCGCCTGAATTGCGCAGCTCGGTGTCCACAGGTCGCCGCGGTCAAGGGTGGCACCGGCAGGGATGCGCTCGCAGGGCATGCGCTCCGCCAGGTAGTCAGCGATCAGTCGCTCAAAGGCCGAGCCCTTGCGTTTCTGGGGGTTAGCCATGGATCAAGCGCCGAGACGTGCGGCGAGTCGCTGCAGAGCAGTCTGAGGGCAGCAGCTGCTCTCCACCTCGCCGCCGTCGGGCAGATAGATCGCGTTGCGCTGATACGGCTCCAGGGTGATGGGCGGGCTGTAGCTGGGGATAGGCAGCGGCGGCACCCACTCGCGGCGCCACCAGGCCACCACGGCGCCACCCAGCAGCACTGCACGCTGAGCCTCGCCGGGGTGGGCCTGTGGGTCGGCGCGGGGCAGCCAGTCGCCGAACGTGAACGGGCAGGGCCGCAGGGGCGCCGCTGCGGGGGCTACAGGCGACGGGGCGGGTGTGGGCACCGGCGGAGTGGTTGAGGCGCCTTCCTGGGCCACGGCGGCGCGTAGCTGCTGCAGGACGTTCACGGCATGGCGGCGGCTAGGTGCATCCTACCGGCAGATGCACCCATCAGCACCAAACAACGGGATTTCGGAGGGTTGAAGTGGTTTTGGGACATTTGGGACATTTGGGACAGCGTTGTCCCAAAGCAGAAACCGCATGAGCACTGGCAGGGCGGTCGTGTTTGGGGACGTTGGGACACCTCTAGGGACATTTCCATCCATACCCATAGGACTAGGTACTAATACTTAAATAAATAATAGAAAAGGTATTTTCTTAGGGGCTGTCCCAAAGTCCCAAAACCTGCCCAGATCCGTTGCGCCGCAGTCGATTTGCTCTGGGACACTTCTGTCCCAAACTGTCCCAAAAGTCCCAAAACGCTGCAGCCTGGCCCATGTGGGCACCCTCCCCAGCGCCTGAAACTGCAGCCAGGGACAGGCCTGCCGCTGTATGGGACAGCCGCGCAGCAGCTTTGGGACGTGTCCCAAAAGGGCGTCAGTTCAGCTGACGCCCTCAGTTGAAATGAAAGTGACCGGGATTTCCGGCCACGGTGGAGCAGTGCGGCTCAGTCGCCGGGTGGCACCCACTCCACGGCTTTGCCCTTGCGGATCACCTGCCCACAATCCGGGGTCTCGGCCACCACGGACAGCAGCCAGGTGCGCACCTCAGCGGCAGGGGTCCGACGCGCCGGCAGGCACCATGCTCTGATTTGCGCCTGAGGCACGGGCCGGCTGCCGTGACTGCGGCGCCACTCGCGGCCCTTGTCGAGCAGCCGCTTAATTGCCCCACCTGCGCCTGTTCGCACCGGGCCGAGCACCTTGTCCCGCTCACGGGCGAAGAGGGCCGTGAAGATGATCGCGGCGCGGATCACGTCTTCAGGGATGGGGGTGTTCAGGCTCAGCCCTGCAGATGCCTGCCTGATCGCGTGGATGGCTAGGGCGATGCGGAGGGTGGCGCCGCGCTGCTTGCCCCAATACTGCCGGTCGGATGGATCGCTGGCGGCGAACTTGAACGACTCCGCCTGCCTGACCCACTGCACCATCGTGGCCTTGGCATCCTCGGCCACGGTGATGATGATCGGCTCGCCATCTTCACCAAGCGGTAGCTTCGATGCGGCCGCGTCCACCTGCTTGTAGAGGTTGGTGATCGCGGGGGCAATCAGCAAGGTCGAGTCTTGGTACTCGTAAGCCCACTCGCCTAGGTCGAACATCAGGAAGCGGCTCCACAGGCCATCGGCGTCCGCCATGCCTTCGTTGGCATCAGCGTCCGCTTTCCACAGGCCTTCGAGGCGTGCCGGCTGCAGGCTGCCGAACAGTGAGACAGCAGGGTTGGGCACGAAGATCGAATCGCGCCCCACCCGGTCGGTGATGATCTGCTCTCCGGGGTAGAGGCTGAGCCATTTCGCCCGATCGCTGCGGTTCGGGGCGCGGCACAGCTGAGAGAACCACCCGGCGAGCTCATCGTGCACGGCCAGTAGGCCTGGATTGGATCCGTTGCTGAGGATCATCTCAATCCGTTCAAAGGTGGCATCGCTGACCAGCAGGTGCCGCAGCTCGGGCTGAGGGTTCTCCGCCAGGAACTGGGCCATGGGATCACCACCGGCGCCACCTGACTCAGAGGCCGCAGCCTTCGCTTCGCGCTCTGCCCGGGCCCGGCGATGCTTCCAATCCGCAAGCGCGTCGGCGTGTCGCTTGCGTTCCTGCGCCTGCCACGGCTTGAACGCCTGCATGGTGGTCGGGCCGGAGGTTGGCGACTTGCCCGAGCTGGCGGTAGCGATGTTGGCACCCCATAGCACACAGGCCTCCTTCCATGCGTGGGTGGGCGTCATGGCCACCCTGACCCGGTTGCCGATGACAGAGCACACGCCGCAGAGGATCGGCAGCAGGAAACCGCAGGGCTTGAGGGTCTGCTCCTTGGCGTAGGTGTTGATGAAGCTGGCCAGGCCAGGCGGGAATGCCAGATCGATTGATGCCAGCTCAGCGGCCGCGGCCACGTCGCGGTAGTTGCGGATTTCAACCGCGAGCTCTTGGCGCTCGATGTCGTCGCCCTCCTCGTCCGGCTCCAACTGCCACGGCGGCAGCTCCACCGGCGCATCAGGCGGGATGAACTGCTCGCCGTTGAGGGGTGGGGTTGGCGGGTCAGGCTTCGGTTTGGGCTTGTCGATCACGAACAGCGAGCGCTCGCCGAAGCTGTCGTGATCCTCGGTGCGGACATAACCCCAGGTGCGGCCATCGTGGCCGGTGACCGTCTCGCCCTTTTTGCTGCAATCAGGGGCTG